TAAAAGCGTCAGCGATGTAAAGTTAGTAGAAATATAGGAAAAGGGCGGTGTACTAATGGGTGGGCAGAGTATATAAGATAATAAAAATAGAACAAGCTTCTGTCTGCTGAAAGCAGACAACTTCAGCATAGCAATGGAATCCTGATATAGCACATATTACAAAGTAATATAAATATTATAAGTAATATAAGAAACGCGAGTGTTGAACATCATATAAAAACACCCAATGGCATAGTTCTCAGCCATTGGGTGGGGATTTTAAGGTTTCAAGTTCTCGTCCAAAGATCGCAATGGAACGTAACCTTTGTGTAAATATGTCGTAGGAGCATTTGATACTTTAAGTCCACTATCAAATTTCACATTAACAAAAGTCCGACCATTCTCAGTTTCATATTGTGAAGCCGTATAACCTACCTCCATTTTAGGCAACTCCCAGAAGCCCCAATTAGTTCGCGTCAGATACCCCATTAAAATTCGCACATTCTCACGAGTATAAGGGATTAATTCACGGGATTGAATCATGGCTACGAACTCTTTTTCTTGAACCTCCATACGTTTTATCTCAGCTGCAAATTGTGCTGCTTTTTGTTTTTCTGTCATTGCAGTCTGTTCTCTTATATAATCATCTATAGTACCATTATAATCAAAACATTTAGATAAAAAATTTTCCATTCCCATAGAACCTATAACAGAACCTGTATTATTATAAATTCTGCCATCAGGGGTTCTTAATGTTACAAAACCTGTTTCAGAGATTTCTACACTAAAAACCTTTTGTGAAGTTCGACTTTTATACAATTTCATAATATAATCATTATAAGTAATCAAAGAATGTTTACTGCTCAACTACCTCGAAAAAAGGTTAGGTATAGGACTATCAACTTCGGCATAAGCTACGCCATCTGTATCAATCCATGATACAGCCTTAATGCCCGCAGCTGCTCACCAATATACTTTATTTCGTCAGCCATATCCTTCCACAGTTATTTTTTTATCGCAACGCCACTGCCCACAGCCATCCATTGCTATCGCGATAGTTCAGTACATGAGTCTGCAGTGTCTCAACGAAATGGTCGTTACCTGCAACCACCACCACTTCGCCGGGCTTCAACGCCTGAATGCGTTCAATGATTTCGCAAACAGAATGTTCATCAACGCCATCCGCCTCCATATACATTTCATCCTGCAACAAATCTTCAAAGTAGGAAGTGTCGTAGCAAAATGAAATACCGTCAGCGGCATTTTCATACAAGGATTCATCAACGATGATCTCATTTTCAAAATCAGAAAGTCGCCAGCAGTTATCAAACGGCTTTCGAACTATCACCACGCGCTCAAAGTTATCGCATAGGGACATCACATGATTGATTTGTGCTTCACTCTTAAAACCTATTAGTGCGTAACGAGTTTGCAGATTTTCGTCTAATTCCCAAGTAGGAACCAAATCAAGGCCATTATCATAGGCCAGCTGCTTTAAAGTTTGTTGATTTACAAAATGCTGTTTCATTTTTTTAATGACTGAATTTTACCTGTTGCCGCCAGGTTTTGAAATAATTAAAAGAAAATTGTAATGCCGTAGAAGCCCACCTCGGAGTCGAACCGAGTAAGCGAACCAACTTCGGTGGGTCAACGCTCTGATTGGTTCTCCCAAATGGGCCAGAGCAAAAATTATTAAAAAAGTTGAATTAGAAAACACGACTTTTTCCAGCCGCTTTATTGTGTAAGCACATAGGTGCTAATCTTCTTTAGGTTTCACAAAGAACGTTTCAATACGTTCTTCGGTCACATCGTCGCATATCCAAATTTCGCCTCCGGAACAATGATCCGCCAAACTGGTGTACACTTCGCCGTGCACATCGGCGCAAAGCTGCTCGAACAAATCTTGCGCTTTGACGCGTGTTAAATGGGTGTATTTGCAAAAATCATACTCGTCGGTTGAATATCCTACGCTGTACACCTGCTCATATGCTTCGGGCGTTTCATCTCCTTCGATGTCTTGCGCAAAGCAAACCAAAAGCATTTCGGCTTGATTGGCCGAGTAAAAGCATACGATGCGCTGCGCTTCAAGGCATTCTAATTTTTCGCACATATCAATAAAGGCTTCTCGCTGGCCGGAATCAGTTTTCATGCACGTTTTGCGTTCGAAGATTTTAAAGGTCACACCGTCCTGTAAGACTTCTTCTGCCACATCTTGGGCAAGTTCATCGTATTCCACGAGGAAGGGGTCAGCGTTGAATGTGCAAACCGCACCGATTAACAAACTGTAGTCGCCCTTACTCCAATCGGCTAAGGCTTGATTCATCATTTCGTTGTTCATGGTCTGAATATTGTTTGAATTTTTCATTGTTTTACCTGCAGAATTTTACCTGTTGCCACCAGTTTTTTTAAAAGTGATTATTGAAAAATTGAAGCCTACCTCGGAGTCAAACCGAGTAAGCGAACCAACTTCGGTGGGCCAACGCTCTGGTCGGTTCTCGCGGATGGGTCAGAACTAAACCATATAATTGGTTTAAGTTGATTTATTAAGGAGTTTTTCTCCTTCTTTGATAACACAAAGATACAAAATAATTACCACGTATGCAAATATACTTACGTTTATTTTAGTATAAAAATGAAGTTTTTTTGTTGGGAAAATTGGATGCAAATTTGAATGCCACTTGCATTGAATTACTTTTACTCTCTATTTTCATTATTACTTTATATTCTATATACTTTATATATGGAACATTTTCAATATTAATGTGTATATTTTTCCAGTAATTTATTTTGTCATTTCAAATAGTATTACTATCTTTGCAACTAGGGGGCACAGAATAAAAAGTACCACGAAGCATTAACGAGCGGCTGCGCTGAAACGCCCTATCCATCGGCTTTTTAGAAGATTCGGGCGAATCCGCCCATTAAAAACAAAAAGTGACATTATGTTGCATTTGGGTGACATTCCACCCCTTATAAGAGCTCAATAATACCTCAATTAAGACATTACCACTCATTTACCCTTAAAATGGCCTAGAATAGCCTGTAAAGCGGTTTTAAACAGCAAAAAACATCTTAAAGGGTGTCCAATTTTACGGACTTCCTTTACCGATCTATAATTGTTAATAAAACTGTTAAAAGTAGAACAGACATGCAAACAGACATGCAACAGACATGCAAAGCGAAAAACAAAAAGTTCCAAACAGACATGCAACAGACTTGCAAATTACCCGTTTTTTTTTATTGAGTTTTGATATATAATACATGAAAATATATCGAGATTACAGGAAAATAGTGTGAGTTTACCCCTTTAATACATGTAGAATTATAGCGTATTTTATTTAATATGCTGATTATTAGTAATTTATATGCAAAATACTTATATTTGCATAGATTCAAGCTGCAAATTATGTGTTGGTGTGTGAAATAGACGCGTCGAAGTGTTCCCGGTTTCATTACCGGGGCACTTTAAAACAGTGAATCTAGCCAATTCGTTATATAAGTATCAGGATATAGGCTTTAGTCTATTTTTTAAGGTAATAAGATTGTTGTTCGCGTGCTCCCGGATTTCTCCGGGAGTTTTTAAAATGTAAGTTATGGATATAAATGATGTAAAATTGAATTGGGAAGAAAGAACTGATGCTTTGTCGAAAATGATCAGGACTTTCGGAAAACAAAAAAACGGCTGAACAAATCGACGGGTTTATTGATAAATTAATTGCTGTCGAAGGCGATGAAGATAAGGAACTCGTTGAATTTTTGTTCAAACTACGGTGCGATGTTTTAAAGGATCGAGTTATTTAAGGCATTTTCTGTATAATATTTTTTTGCTGTTTTAAAATATTATCATTTTATTTGCATGAAATAATAAAACAACAATCTTATAAAACAAAATCATGAAAAAAGTAATGCTTTTAGTACTAGCTAGTACATTATCTTTATCGTTGTCTTCATGTTATAGCTCTCAATTGTATGTAGGTGGCATGGAGGTTGATGAACCAAAGAGAGTTTTCAACTCAAAGACAAACAATCATTTTCTTTTCGGACTTATATCACCAGCATCAAACAAAAAGGATATTAAGCAATATGTTGGAGATCGTCAAAAGTATGCAATCAAAAATCACCATACTTTTTTAAACGGTTTTTTGGAGGTTATAACTTGTGGTATCTATACTCCATCAAAAACTACATTTTATGTACCTATAAATGAATGACATTTAAAATTTTACGCCTCGTTCTTTTTAAGTTCGGGGCATTTTTTTGTAATTGTATCTTCACTCAATTATTATCTTTATTTTATGGTCGGGGCATCGGGTTGTACAGAAGAGCCTGATATACGCGATGAGCTCCGCTTTTTTTGGACAGTTTCTGCATGGGAGTCGGAGTTTGTTGTTGGGGATTCTTGCTGTTCTAGTTTAGCAAGTTTAGTTTCTAATTCTTTTATTCTTCTCTCTTTTTCCGCGATGATTTCAGCCTGTAGCTTTTTGTAATCCTCATACATATTATATATATAAGCAGTATCCATTGTATTAGGTGAAGCTGTACTTTTTATTTCATTTTTTAACATAGAGCCTTCGCCAGTAAGAAGCCAACCAATATCTAATTTGGGGAAATTTATTGCAATGCTTTTTAATTTGTCAGGTTGAATAGATACCCTCATGCCCGAAATAAAGCCTGTAGATACTCCTATTATTCTACAGAAATCAACATCTTTTATACCTTCTTTTTTTAAAAACAGTTTAAGTCTTTCTTTAACAGATACTTCCATTGCTTTGTTATTTATATTTCATTCTAAATAGATTGCAATGCAATAAATTATTCACCTTTTTCTTGATTTAAATATTGCATTGCTTTATATTTGCATCAGGTTTAATATAAACCGCGCCAAATATAGCAATTTTAATCCAATAAATATTGAATATGGGACAAGTAATTAAGTTAGGCGCACAAGGCAAGAAGGAACTTGCTATCGCCTTTAAAGTGACAATGGCCTATGTCGGACAGGTATTGTCCGGTCAGAAAAAGGGTGGTAAAGCTCCGGCAATCTGGGAAGCCGCCAAGAAACGGAACGACAGTAAGCTGTACAATGTTGACGAAATCGTCAAGCATGAAACAGTCAAAATCCTCGATAACAAGGGTAATGTGAAAGCGGAACGTACTAATTAATAATGTATTATTATGGAAACACTGAACAACAACCAGCAGACAACAGGTCTGCAAATCTTCAACAATTCGGAAATTGGTGCAAAGATTCGCGCTACTACAGAAAGAAATGAAACATGGTTTGTAGCTCAAGATATCTGTAATATTTTGAATCTGAAAAATCCAAGAAAGGCGATACAGTCGCTTGATATGGATGAAAAACATGATGTAACTATTAGTTACACCCTAGGTGGAAATCAGCGAGTTAAGGCAGTCAATGAATCCGGTTTATATCATTTGATTTTTATATCCCGCAAGCCCGAAGCAAAAGCCTTCCGCAAATGGGTGACTAACGAGGTTCTCCCTTCTATCCGCCGCACCGGTGCTTACTCCGTCTGCCCGACACAGCGTCCGACGCTTCCCGCACCCAAGTTCCGTCCGGACTTCATCGAATGGAAACAGGCTGTGTGCCGTTATCTAAACCGGAATGATCTGAAAACGGTCGCCACCAACATGAAAGTCACCTACTCCCATGTATGCAAGGTGTATTCCGGCAACACAATGAGCCGCCGTATAGCCGACAGATTGACGAAGCTGGCTATCTCCCACAAGAACAAAGGCATCATATATCCCGAACCTGTTCCGGTGTACAGACAACTGCTGATAGAATGGGAGGAACAGGGATGATTACTTATACGATGGGTATCAACCTTGAATACCTGAGGATCGTGATAACGATCTGGCGTGAATACGGGATGCTCTGCCCGATCATCATTCCCAAGGACCAGGACGCCGAAGGGGCGGTGATGGTGAAGATAGGACCGACAACCGACATGAAAGTCGCAGAAATGGTCGACAAGATATGGGACATAGCCGGAGCGAAGCGTCTGGTCAAGGAAATCGAAAAATAAACCAGTTCAAAATAAATTATTTGAGATACAAATTATCGTAGTTAAACCTAAAAATTAAGGAGATTGAGATATGAAAAGGAACAGAAAACAAAAGAAGAGCGCTGCATTAAAAAAAATACACAGCGCTGCAACTTACAAGGTTGAATTGTCAAATATTTATTTGACAGGTGAATTCATAAAAACTGAAATTGCAAACAAATCAATGTGACCACATTGCATACAATGAGTAGCTATTGAAGGTATTTGGTTTATTTCGCCATTGTTCAAAATGTTAGGGCCTTGTCTATTAAAGCCTAAAACTTGTACTTCAATGTCATTAATACCAAACTTCTCACATCCGCAAACTGGACACTTGTGAGGCATCTTGCTAAATTTTTCTTGAAACACAGCAAGAACATTTGAATCTACTTTCATAAAACAATAAATTTAATAATTCGACAATAGCAAAAATAGTAATAAAAACCGAAGGGCGCATCTAAACTCACAATAATTTTAAAATTCGACACTTTATCTTTATCCGGATGCGCCCTTAATTAAAAACCGAAAGCAATGAAAACATTCAAAATTATCCATATAGTGGCCGCTGTCATCGGCCTTGTGGTAGTGCTCAGACTGGCGGACAACCTCCGCCCCACCTTCAACGAGAACCTTGCCGCCTCGGTCCTTGCAGTCGTATGCTGCCTTTCCCTTATCGGACAAAGGTATTACAGGGAGGAAAAATAGGACACGCGGTCAGGGAGCCGGAAGGCGGCCCTCGTTTCCGGTCCGACGCCGGAAACCGCACAAGGTTAAACAATAAAACGGTTGATATGGCTGTAATCTATAATGACAAGGTATGTATCTACGCCAACGAGCTGATCATGTATGATCCGAAACGCAAGGTGGGCTCCGAGAAGGGCTTCCTCCCGCGAGGGACATACGACAGCAAGGTAAACCGGAAGCAGATCATCATAGCAAGAAGAAGCATTCCTAATTCTCCCGCTTTGGTGGAGTTCGACTCGCTGGAAGTATACATACAGCAATTATACATCAAATATTACGGTGATCCCCATGAGGATGTCGAACGTGCCGCCACCAGCCCGCTTGAGAGGGCGGTAGGGTACAACGAGGCCGCCTACTCCTTCTTCACCACCTACAGGGACGGTGCGGGAAAGCCGCTCAGACCGGAGAAGGTCACGCTTTACACACTCCAGGCACGTGTCCTGGATGCAGTCATCCGGCTGCGTGACAGCAATGCGGAATGCGGTTTCGGACGTGGCGGCTCCCGTTTCAACGTATGGGACAGGCTGAGTGAGATGGTGAACGACCTGCTGAAGGTGCGGGACAGCAAAGGCAACACCCGCTATCCCCACAAACTTCCTTCGACGGGAAAGACGCTCAAACGTAAAGTGGACCAGTATGAGGCGGAAGGCTTCATCGCTTTGGTGCACAAGAACAAGGGCAACACGTCCGCCGCCCTGATACGGGACGAGGAGGACGAGGCGATCATGCACAAGCTGCTTTCCCAGCACATGAATTTGAACAACGCACAGATAATGGAACAGTACAACAAGATAGCCTCCATATTGGGGAAACCGGAAATCAAGAGTCCTGTCACGGTGGACAGGTACCGGAAGATGATGGAATCCACCACCCTGGGGCACCAGCGCGGAACCACTGTCCTGAGGAACTCCCTTGAGATGCAACACAAGCGTGAGGCTCCGAAGACCGCCATGACCTACTGGACACTGGACGGATGGGACGTGGAACTGGTCTACCAGAAGAGGCAGCCGATGGACAAAAAGGTGAACGGCGAGACAAGGACTTACAAGAAGACCACCTACCACAACCGTAAGACCATCGTGGTGGTGCTGGACGCCTGCGGCAAGTACCCGATAGGATATGCCATCGGCGACCATGAGAGCCCGGCTCTGATACGCGAGGCACTGCGCAACGCCATTAGGCACGCCCGGGAACTGTTCGGTGCACGGTACAAGCCGTTGCAGCTGCAGAGTGACAACTACCAGAAGGGGGTAATGGTTCCGTTTTATGAGGCGATGACGGTGCACTACATTCCCGCCGCGCTCCACAACGCCAAGGCCAAGATCATCGAGCCGTACTTCAATTATCTGAACAAGACGTACTACCAGCTGGAGAAGAACTGGAGCGGTGTGAACATCAACAGCAGGCGCGGCTCCCAGCCCAATATAGAGATCCTGAACAAGAACCGCCACCTGATCCCCGACGAGGAGGGCGTGCTGGCGCAGATACACGGCATCATGCAAAGGGAGCGGGCCAAGAAGCTGGAGGCGTACATGGCCGCATGGGAACGCACCCCCATGGAACGCCGGATGCCGTTCTGTGACGAGGAATACCTGTTTCTTATGGGCGACACGACGGGGCGCACCAACCGGCTCACCGGCAAGGGGCTGCTGATCGAGCTCTTCGGGGAGAGGATCAATTACGAGAGTTTCGACATGGAGCTGCGCAACCATTTCCACGAGGACTGGTCCGTGCACTACGATCCCGACGATCTGTCGCAGGTGCTCATCGTCAATGCCGAATCCACCAAAGGGCACCGGCTGGCAAAGGAAACGGGGAATCTGAAGTTCCTCATGCAGCGTGACATGAAGACACCGATGGCCCTGATCGACCAGAAACCCGAACATTTCGAGCACCGCAGGAAGGTGGACGAGTTCAACCGGCAGTTCGAGCGGCGGTATGTGGCCAGACAGGAGCAGGTGGACGAGGTGATAACCGCCATACAGGAGCGGAACCCGCTTCTGAAGAGCAACAGCCTGCTGGACCGCGCCCTGCTCACCGACAGCCGGGGACGGCACAAGGACCGCAAGTACGAGGCGCGCGGCCAGACGGTGGAGGACGTGGATTTTGAAGAGATTGCGCCCGGACCTCTCAGGGTTCCGTCCCCTCTTGTGGATGACGATTACGAATGGGACGACGCCGACATGAATTTTTCAAGATGATTTAATAACACTTTAAAAACAGCATAATTATGGATAAGGAAGCATTGAAACAGTACATAGAGAATTTGATAGAACGTGGTTCAAAACCTTCAGAACTGGCCCGTCGCTGCGGCGTGTCCGATGCGGCGATGTCCCAGTTCCGTTCCGGCAAGTACGGCGCGAATGACGACAACCTGGCGGTCAGGATCGCCACAGGCCTTTATTTCTATGAGAATTCCCGCAATGTGGTTGATACCGTAACCTCTTACCGGCAGGTGAAGCGGGCGTTCGAGGTTGCCAGGGGAAAGAGCAAATGGGTATGTATCAGCAGCCGCAGCGGAAGCGGAAAGACCCAGTCTCTGATTGACCTGTACAATCTGTGCGGTGACAAGGGGGTTGTATATATCAAGTGCCGCAAATGGAGCAGCCGCAAGTTCCTTACCAAACTGGCACAGGCTATGGGAGAGAATGTGACGCGCTATATGGATAATGACAGCCTGCTGGACCTGTGCATCGCGCACATGAATTCCCTGTCCTCCTATAAGCCTGTCCTGCTGATAGATGATGCCGGCAAGCTCACGCATTCGGCCATGTGCACGCTTATTCCCCTGTATGATGACACGCTGGGGCGCATGGGGTGTCTGGTGGCCGGCACGGAAACGCTGGAGCGCAATATCAGGCGGTATGTGGGACGTATTGAAGGGTATGACGAGATAGACGGGCGTTTCGGCCGCAATTACATCACCCTTCTGGGCGCTACCAAAAAGGATGTCATCGCCATCTGTATGGCCAACGGCGTGCAGGACAGGGAGACGGCGGAAGAGATATGGGGAAAACTTCCCAAGGTCAAGAAGCAGCCGCGTGAGGACGATCCCCGCCAGGTATTGTTCGCCGATGACCTGCGCGAGCTTTCGGGAATGATAGACAATGTGGTAATCAGACAGGAAATCAGCAACGGAGGAGCCGGCTTATGATCAGGTCATTGTCGTTTGACAACATATTGAACAAAAAATACGAATACATCCCCTTTTCCAAGGATTTCATGGATGCCTTTGGAAAGAGGCAGAAGTCCGGGGCGTGGATCGTATACGGCAAGTCCGGACAGGGAAAGACCTCCTTCACCTTCCAGTTGGCCAGGGAGTTTGACCGTATCGGCTACAAGGTGCTGTTCATTTCCCTTGAGATGGGTGTCGAGTCCGATTTCAGGGACTCCCTGCTCGGATTCATGAATTCGTCAAGGAGCGGGATGCTGTTCTGGGACGAGGTCCCCACTTTCGATGAGTTTGACGAATTCCTCGGGAAACAGAGATCCCCGGACGTGGTCATCATCGACTCCCTGCAGAGTCTTGAAGGCGAGATGGACGTCACCGCCAAACAGCTGGTCGAGCTCAGGAAGAAATACAGGAAGAAGATATTCGTATACATCTCCCATGTGGAGGGGAAGGAGGTGCAGGGAACGGTGGCCTACAGAGTCAAGAGGGACTGCTTCTCCCGCATAGAGGTGAACGGGTTCTGCGCCCGGTACATGAGCCGTGGTGTTCCCGGTCCGAAAGGATTCTATGTGGTCTGGAAGGAGGGTTATGAGAGATGCTGGCTCAGGAACAGTGACGAACCATTTAACAGCAATAGCAATGAACAAGACAATTGAATTACCCGCGACAAATGCCCAGAAGCGGTGCATACACCGCCTCAGACGGCAGTTCGGACTGGACGAGGATGAATACAGGCATCTTGTCCGGCAGTTCAGCGGCGGACGGACAACGACGTCCGCGGAGTTGTGCAAAAGCGAGGCCGCAAGGCTGATCGGGACGCTGCTCGATCCCGACGGGAGAAAGGATCCGGAAAGACGGGAGAAACTGGCACTGGTCAAGGCCATTTACGCCGTGTCAATGGACATCGGTTTTCTCAACAGGAGCTACCGCAGCGACAATCCCGTGGAGATTGAGATGAACAAGGCGAAGATCACCTCCTTCCTGAAGAGCCACGGAGGATGCAGGAAGCCGGTGTCAAGCCAGAACCTGGAGGAACTTAAGGCCACACTGAAACAGCTGAAGGCCATAAGACGGAAGGAGGAGGTATGAGAATAAAGCACCTTGTGTATGTGATATCCGCCCTCTCGGCTTTCACGGGCATGATAGTTAATGATGACTTCTGGGCGAAAACATGGTCACTGAACGCCATGTTATGGATTCTGGTAGCATGGATAAACGATAATAACAATAACAATGATGACAATGGAAAAGACGAAATTCGAAAAGGAATGTGCTGACATGTGTGCCGATTGCCACGCCAAAGGGCTGGACATCTGCCGGGAGGATGCGGACACCGTGCAGCCGATGTTTGCCCGGTGCGGGCTGTGCGGGAAGGTGTTCTGTGAATACAACAACCACATGACCGTGAACCATCTCTGCTGGGAATGCCAGACAGCCATAGAACAGAACGTTGACTGCAACGAGGAGATAATCGACCCTGATTTATTCAGGAATTTATTCACTAATAAATAAGAACAGATATGGATATCAAGAATTTATCTGAAAAGGAACGTGAGACCCTGCTAAGCAAGCTGCAGGCCGAAAAGAAAAGAAAGGACGGGGACCGAAAGAAGAACTACCAGAAGCTGCGTGCCAGATTCCTCGCCTCTGTGGAGAGGAAGCTCCGCAAGTATATCAAGGACGGTCAGGAGTTCAAGGAATGGCTCCGTAAGGAGGCCACCGCCTACTATGACCAGCTGAAGGAGTACGGCGGTCTGAAACGTGACGAGCAGCTCGGGTTCGAGGTGAAGAACGACACCTTCAAGGTTTCCGTCAAGGGGAACCGGGTCAAGGGCTTCGACGAGAGGGCCGACGTGGCAGAGAAGCGCCTAGTGGACTACCTGAACGCATGGATCGGCAAGAAGGGCGATGACGGGCGCAACCCCATGTACAAGCTGGCCATGTCGCTGCTCCAGCGCAACGAGGCCGGGGATCTTGACTACAAGTCCATCTCCCGCCTGTACGAGCTCGAGGACGACTTCAACGACCCCGAATATTCGGAAATCATGCAGCTCTTCCGTGAGAGCAACGTGGTGGAAGGCACGGTGATCCGCTTCTACTTCGAGGAAAAGGACGGAAACAATCAATGGAAAAGAATAGAACCCTCATTTAACAAGATGTAAATTATGATGCACAATTGGTTTGAATGTTCCATCCGCTACGAGAAGGTGGCGGAGAACGGCATGAACAGGAAAGTAACGGAAGCCTATCTGGTCGACGCGCTGAGCTTCACGGAAGCGGAAGCCCGTATTATTGAAGAAATGAACCCGTATATCAACGGTGAATTTACCGTCTCGGGCGTCAAACGCGCCGGTTACAGCGAACTGTTCCCATCTGAGGAAGATGCGGCCGACCGCTGGTTCAAGTGTAAGCTGTTCTTTATCACGTTGGACGAAAAAAGCGGAGCGGAGAAAAAGACCCCCACTACCGTACTGGTACAGGCTTCCGACCTTCGCGATGCCGTAAAGAAGCTGGACGAGGGGATGAAGGGCACGCTGGCGGACTATGTCATCGGCTCGGTGTCCGAGACCGCCATTATGGATGTCTATCCCTACACTGCTGATGTGAAACCTGAATTTCCCGGTGATGATAAGAAGGAAGTTTGACCATCCCCATGTAGTCCTGTGCCGCACATGCTGCGGCCGGGGCTTTCTTGAGAACCTGGACGAGCTGGCGGACACCGTACATACCGTTGCCTGTCCCGCCTGCAAGGGGAGCGGACGTGTGGTCGTATCCTCCGTTACCCTTACCACCGTGGAGCCTTATGATCCCGAATCCCCAAATCTCGCGATGTATGGAAAAGGACGGAATGAATGAGTACCTGCTGCTCTCCGTGGAAAAATTGGAGAGTCTCAAATCCGCGATGGAGGATATGCTGGATGAATCAAGACTCCGGTGCCGGGAGGGCTGGCATAAGCGTGACAGGGCGTTCCGTCCGCAGAGTTTCAGGAAAAGAACCATCTGGCACCGCATAAGGAGCCGGTGCTTTTAAAACAGAGAAATGAGTAAAACAACAATTTATTACCTATTCCTAGTAGTAATGTATATGCTGCTAGGATAGATGGAAAGGAGAAATATGGATAAAGATAAATTCAACAAAGCAATAGAAATCAACAATAAAATAGAGGAATACAAAAATCATAAGATGACACTTGAAAATTCTAACATAAAATATGGTGGTGGATTGATATTTACATACAACAGGATGCACAATGATGTACCATTAAAGGAAGAAATTTTTGGTAAGAATTTCTTTCAGTGCTATCTGTATGCTTTGGATAGTAAGATAAAAGAATTACAAAAAGAGTTTGACGAATTATAATTAGAAATGAGTGAATTATATATACCGCCTGAGCGATTTGAGAGAGACTTAATTACCGGACGATTTTTAAAAGGTTGTGTTTCTCGCAACAAGGGTCGTAAAATGGTTTATCATTCAAAACGTTCCAAGGCCAGAAGTATAAAAAATCTGTCTAAAGGACGTGGGGCTTGGCATAAGACTGGTGCAGGCATGAATAAAAAGAGCGTTGTTTTGATAAAGGATGAGAAATTATGTGGAGTATTCCCTTCGATACAAACGGCTGGTAAGATGATTGGCGTGGCTCCTTCTTTGATCAGTGCTATATGTCGGAAAGTGAGAGGCAAACATACGGCTAATGGATACAGATGTTTTTTCGAAGATAGCAATGATTGGTGTAATTTAATTAAACAAGATTATGAATAGTGACAGGCAGAAGATATTAACTGATTATATTTCCTACTTATACACAACAGGCAGGACTTATGATACTGTCGGGAAATATATCAAATATGTAACGGATTTTCTTGAACGTACTGAAGATGTCAATCGTCGTGGCTATCTGGTTTATAAGCGTGAAAATGCAGATGTCATGGTGCGTCATTCGCTAATGTGTTCAGCTATATGCGATCTATTGTCTTTCCTTAACATCGGATATGGAAGGAGGGATAAGACGGTAAAGCCACTGGAAAAACTTGATGTCATTTCGGATAAGAACAAGAAACAACTTAATGATTTCATTATATGGCTGACTGACAACAATGATTACTCTTCTCATACAGTTTATATATATTACACATCCATGAAAAAGTATTTCGAATACGCCAATGAGGTAAACATGGATAATTGCAGGAGGTTTATAAAAAGTCTTGAAGAAGAAAAATTATCTCCCGCTACCATCCGTTTGCGGATTACAGCAATAGAAAGATTTTCCAAATGGCTGAAGAAGCCTATAGAACTGAAGCGTCCCAAAATAAAGCGCAAGCTTGATGTGAACAATGTGCCGACTGAGGAGGAATATAACCGGCTGTTGGAATATCTCAAGGCAAAAAACAATAAGGATTACTATTTCTTTATTAAGGTTTTGGGAACAACGGGCGCCCGTCTGTCGGAATTCCAGCAGTTTACGTGGGAAGACATCATATCCGGGGAAGTGGTATTAAAAGGAAAGGGTAACAAGTACAGACGTTTTTTCTTCCAAAAAACAATTCAGCAGGAAGCGAAGGTTTACGCTAAAGAATATGGTAAAACCGGGATTTTTGCGGTAGGGAGATTCGGCCCGATCACACAGCGTGGCTTTTCCCAGCACTTGAAAGCATGGGGAAAACATTGCGGCATTGATCCAAGGAAAATGCACGCGCACGCCTTTCGCCATTTTTTCGCTAAGATGTTCCTTAAAAAAAACAAAGATGTAATTCAACTCGCTGACCTTTTAGGCCATGGGAGTGTAGACACAACTAGAATTTATTTGCAAAAAAGTTATGACGAACAAAAAAAAGATTTTAATCGAAACGTTACATGGTAGTGTAGCGCAGCTCAATGAACTGTCATCCATGACCGAAGGGATAGACATCTATGACGATACCGGGTGTGTTGACACTGATTTTTTGATAGAAGCGATATCTTGCGTCAGTGCCTTCATGGACGCAAGCAACATAGTTGTTCAAAAAATATCTTCACTTTTAGCGCCGGACGCTTCAACGGACGAAAAGAAAAAACAGGCTGATGAAGGTAAGAAATGGAGCGTGGAAGAGATATTGAAACATTGTACTCTTGAGGATGGTGTTCTCAAACTTCCCCAAGTTCAATTCAACAAAAAATCCTATGCTGAAGCAAAAAAGTGGATAGAAGAAGCCGGCGGCTCATGGCAAGGTGGGAAGGTACAAGGTTTCACATTCCCGTTTAATCCGGAACGTGTGTTTTCCGTTTTGAAAGAGGGTAAACGGTGCAACCTACAGCGAGATTACCAGTTTTTTGAAACTCCGTCCGATGTTGCCGACTGGCTGGTTATGCTTGCCGGAGGGATACATGAGGATGATACGGTACTGGAGCCGAGTGCCGGCCGCGGTGCTCTCATTAAAGCCATTCATAGGGCTTGTCCTTCTGTAATAGTTGAATGTTATGAGCTGATGCCGGAAAACAGAGAATTTCTTCACACCCTTAGCAACGTAATATTGCTTGATGAAGATTTTACGAAAGACAGTGTAGGGCATTACACTAAGATTATTGCCAATCCTCCATTTTCTGGTAATCAGGATATTGATCACGTAAGACTTATGTATGAACACTTGGAAGAAGGAGGAACTCTTGCAGCTATTACCAGTCGGCATTGGAAAATTGCGTCTGAAAAGAAATGTGTTGAGTTTCGGGAATGGTTGGAAGAAGTTCATGGAGAAGTTTTTGAAATTGGAGCTGGCGAGTTTAAAGAGAGTGGAACTACTGTTAGCACTATGGCAGTTGTAATAAAGAAATAATTCAAAACCGTTGTGCTCGGAGTGTGGGAGATTGATATTTGACAGTAAAGGGGAAAATCCGCGTATGATACCAGGGAAGTGGCATGGGAAATTTCCCAAAAGACAAGCCACTGATGCTGAAAAGAGAATGGTAGATAGGAATGGCAGGTTTTAATAACAATGTTAATAATTAGAATAATTATGAAGAATAAAATAATATCCGGCATTATAGCTGCACTGTCTTTACCCGTATATTTTTCTCTACTTTGGGCTATTGATCAGTTCTTGTTAGTTAGAATTGTCTTAGTATTTGTAATGATAGCATGTATGATTGTATCGGTGTACAAGCTATCCAAACTTATTCTTGACGAATATTTTAAAAAGCATAATAAGCGATGAAAACAATTTTATTTATATCTATATGTATTATCGCCCTATTATGGGTTGGAGATCTCACAATTACATTTAAGCCGTTTTCCATCTCGTTGCCCGGTTGGTATAAGCCTATAGGTATCATTCTGTTTTGTCTGTCAGTGGCGGTATATAATATAGGGGAATATACTAGAGGCTATAAACAAGGTTTCGATGATGGGATAAAGGAATGTATTGAAATACTTAAAAAAAAATGAACAAAGAAGAATTTCAGACAAAGAAAAATGATATTGATTCAAAAATAAGGAAAATGAGTAAATCAGAAGAATATATTGAAATCAAGAGTTTTGTGGTAGTCAATCCCAACTTCCCGGTTATCACAAAAGAAAGTGCTCTTAAAGCCGTTGCAATGGCAGAGGAAGAAATGAAACGGAAAGCCATCGAAGTTCTTTCCTCTGTTTTGGATAACTGGGTGCATGGTGGTGACGCAGACTGTATCATTGCGGAGTTTGAGGAAAGATTAAATATCGGATGAAACCGGAACGGGCGCCCTGCGGCATACAATAATATGCGGGGCGCCCGTTGTCAATGAGATGTTATCGTGTTTCTTTCCGCAGTCTTTCCCTGACCTGCCGCTCCGTGAATCCGAATGCCGCGGCGAACTGTTTGAATTTCTCCTTCTGCCCGGAGGGGAGAAGGGAGTACAGGCTTGAGAACGGCGTGCCGCCTTCCAGCGCTTTCCTGATTTCTTTCTTTTTCATATAAGTTCCTTTATCTGTTTCTTACAACATTCACAATCACACAGCAGCAACCTGGCCTTGTCGAACATCTTCTGTCCTATATTGCCGGACAGGTAGCATATCTCCTCGCCCCACGGGTCGATCCCCAGCGCCTTTGCCATGTGCGCTTCCAGGTGCTTCCTTTCGTGGTCATAGGAGTTCTGGAACTCGGCGGGTGACGATGTGGTCCCTATCACCATGACCGTCTGCCTTGTGCCGTAGTTGGAATAGGTGAGTCCGGTGTCCGGTTTGCCGGAGGACAGGTTCCTGTACGCCGTTTCCAGATCATTTCCGCGGCAGCCTATGTCATAGAGCCTGCCCATGATCTCGTCGGTGTAGTAACAGTCCACGGCATAGTAGACCTCCACCTTCCATCCGTACTCCTCTATGTCAAACCACTGGCGGATCATAACATCTCGTCCCATTCCACCGGTTCCCCGGCCCTTGTCATTTTCGCATACCACATGCACATGACCATGCCTTCCGGAGCGTCATGGTCATCTATGATATCCTTGACGTAGAGTGCCAGATGGGGCTCGTCGGCAATGGAGGACTTGAAACAGTCCGCTTTTGCCTGGTTGGCCACGTATACATAGTCATATAATGTGTTGTTCTCCACCCTGACCCCGTTCTTGGCCAGAAGCTCATCCACCTTGTCCTTGGTCATGGGTTCGATCTTCTCGCTTTTCCCGGTTGCCGGGTTCATCCTGCGCATGAGTGACACGGCGAAGTCGCACAGCTTCTTGTTGAAGTGCCAGCCATTGTGCCGGAGGTACGCCGTCATCTCCTTTGGCCGGTCATCATATATGTCCAGAGGTTCCTTTGTCCTGTTCATAGTCTTCTTGTTAGCCGGGACGGGGGAATCCTCCGTCCCGGCGGGTTAAACTAACGGTATCTTGAATAGCGTCCTGTTCCGGGCACTCCGCGGCGCTGGCCCATCGAGCCGCCGCCATAACGGTTCCCGTATCCTCCGCCGTATCCGCCACGGTTTCCATAACCGCCACGTTGTCCCATGTCGTCATACTCGTCATAGTCATCGTAGCCGTCGTCGCGCTGTCCCATGCCGCTCCCTTCCGAGAGTTCCTCAATGCACTGCATGAGCTTGCCGCCATACTTGAGCATTTTTTCGGCATAATCGGACATTCTCTCGACCTTGCTGTCTTCTATCTCGATCATCATCATACTTGTTGTTTTTTAGGATTGTTCGTACTGGGCCTTTCCGCGGGTTTAAGCAGTTCGGCCATCATGGCCTTCAGCTCGGATATCTCCTCCCTGAGAGCCTTGTTTTCCGCCTCCTGTCTCTGTCTTTCGGCAAACTCGGGATTCAGGATCTCCATCATCTTGCCGCAGGCGTCCACTATGGCACGGTGGTGGTCTATGCTCCTGAGTATCTCCGCGGACCTGTTCCTCATGGCCGCCACCTCGGAGTTCATCGACTCCCTTGATCCGGATATGACCATGTTCCCGCCTCCGGGGAAATTCGCGTCGGCGATGTCCGCCCCCGCGGGTATCTTCTGGAACGTGACGGTCTGTTCGCCGACCTTGACGGTGATGTCCACCACCATCTTCATCGGCTGGCCGAACATCACCGGCTGTGTCCCGTCCGGGACCGGGTTGGATACTCCCGCAATGGCACCGACCTCCACATAAGGCGTCCCGTCCTTATGGAGTATGTAAAACTGGCTGTTGACTCTTAAATTCTGGAAAGGCATAATTGTTTCTTTTTAAATGAGGGATTCCTCCCTCCGTGTTCTTAAACTACTCCGGTCATTATCTGCAGGGTGTTTGTCGTCCTGTCGAACCAGAACTCGAACACTCCCGTACCGGGAATGTCGGCTGCCGTCAGCGCCTCGCCGTTGTACTTGGTCACGGCCTGCGTTGCCCCGTTTGTCTCGAACAGGACCGGCAGCGTCCCGGTTGTTCCTGTGGGAACGGCCTGCGCCAGGTCGATGTAGATGGTTCCCCTGTACCAGGCATTCACGAATGAATGGTTCGGGAAGGAGAACACCACATTGTCGGCGGTGACATTCACTCCGGATGTGGCTATTGCAGCCGATCCGCGTCTGTTAACGAATTGAAAAGGAAATGGCATGATTACCTCCTTTCTCCGGGTCAACCCCAGAAACCGTTACCCGCCCCGAAACCGAAGCCGTATCCAAGACCATATTGGGCCGCCACACAGGTGGGGATTCCCACAACCGGGCTGTACGGCACCTTGGCCACTTCGGGCTGGTTGCACTCAATCTTCGCCAGACGGGCGCTCAGATCACCCAGCGCGGCGTTGACAGGCGCGATGGTCTGTGCGGACACCTGTGCGAAATACGCGTTCTGGTGCTCCTGTGATAGCTGGTTGACGAGCGTGCTGTTTCTTTCCCGCAACGTGTCGATCTTGTCAAGCAGCGCCTGGTTCTGCATGGCGTCCAGCTTGCTGATAATGGCGTTGGTGTTGGCCGTGCCTGCGTCACGCAATGCGAGCGTGTTCTGGTTGGCCGTGTTCACCAAGGTGTTTGTCTGGTTGCAGACGGACAGCTGGTTCTCGTAGCCCATTTTGGTGATGTTCTCGTTTGTCTGGCAGCAGCACTGGCAGATCTGCGACTGGATGGCGTTATTGCCCTGCATGATCGCGGTGACGATCTGGTTGGTGTTCATGCCCATCTGGTTGCCGATGTTGCATATCTGCATGCCAAGACCGTTTATGGCGGCCTGTACGGCATCGGAAGAGGTGTTCAACGCGGTGGCCAGGCTCTGGATGTCGTATCCGTTGCGTTGTACGGCCTGCATGATCACGGCGGTGTTCGCGTCGTTCTGCACGAAGGGTACCACGCCGCCCTGTCCGTTGCCCATCATTCCGCCACGGGCGCCGCCGAAGCCTCCCATGCCTCCCCATCCCATCAGGATGAACAGAAGCAGGATGGCGAACAGATCGTCACCCCAGCCGTTGCCGTTACGGCTGTTGCCGTTTCCCATCAGCGCCAGGATGTTCGGATCCACACCGCGCTGTTGCATCAGCGCCGGAAGCATGGCCAGAATGCCGTTGGTGCCGCCTCCGGAGTTCCCGTTCTCGGGGAACACAAAAGTTCTTGATTCACTCATAGTTGTATTTGTATTTTGTAGTTCCGGTCACTAATCCGACCGTGGTGCAAACATACTCAACTACACGCACTCCGTCGAGCGTCCTGTTCTGATGTGTTTCCTTATTTGTTCCAGATATATTCCGATCATCGGCGAGGTGATGTTCCGGGCCAGCAGGTGCCGTATCCCCCGTGCCGTGCGGTTGGTCATCCCCGCTATCTGGTCCGGATACAGGCCGGCTTCCGAGAGCAGCCTGACAAGCACATATCTGGCGTCCGTGGACTCCATGTCCCTGAAATCGCCCAGTATCCGTTCCTTCGGCACTTCCGTTTCACGCTCGGTCAGGCCGAGCAGGTTGAAGAAAATTTCGCTCTTGCACATAAACTTCCAATTTTTATTATTACTTTTGTGCACCCCACTATAAAGAGATACACAGATATTCACGTCAAGGACTTTAGCCCTCAGCGTGTGAGTATCTGTGTATCTCTTATGTTTTATGGTGGGGACCTAAAACGGAAGCGTTGAGGGCTTTTTTATTATTAACCCTCCCTTTGTTGCATATTTATTTCATAATCACTACTTTTGTGATGGGTATCATGTATTATCATCAAAACAAGTTTTCAGGGTATGTCAAGAGGTCGCAGTTCGGAACTGATCACGAAACGCAACGAGGCGCTGCTGCGCCGCTATTATTATTGGACGGAAATCCAGCGTCTTCGTTTTGACGACGCATTGAAGATCCTTTCCGAGAAGGAGTTCTTTATCAGCGTGGACCGCATCATGGCCATCATCCGTTCAAATTGCAACAGGCTGAAGGATATCGATGTCAAGCCGGTCCCCAAAATAAAGAAGCCCCGTCTTACCGCCGCCCAGCTCTCCCTTTTTACCGACTGACCGCATTATCCCACACGGTACATTCATAGTGTGTCTCATAGACCTTTATCCCCCTGGGCATCGTGTGGAACCTGCTTCTTTTCCTCATAAGCGGTGTCTGGCAGCATTCAGGTTTGTACATCTGCAGAAGCGCGTCCACCTCTTTCATCCGTTCCATTCTTCCGGCGGCCTTGTCCGCCGTGCCGCTGGTGTAATGCGTGTCATCATAGCAGTCAACAGCCAGCCTGACTATGACCGATACCGTTCCTTTCTGCATGTATCCGCCCGCCCCTCCCAGTGTCTGCCATTCCACCTCGGGCGTGTCAACCAGCACCATGGGGAATACCATCGGATAGGTCTCGGAGTCCCCGTCGTCACGGTAGAGCATGTCCAGCTGCCCGTAATCCTCGTCCACCTGTTTGTTCAGCCATGCTATGTTGTCGGCTATTCTTTTCTGAATGTCATTGAATAAAGTTTCCATGTCATTTTAACAATATATTGGTTATTCCCTTTTCCGTTTCCTTTCTCGTCATTTCACGCAGCTCCCGGCTTGGTCCGATGAACTGTCGCCGGGGCATGTCCGCCTTAACGTCAAGTCTCTGTTTCCTTGTCAGGGCCATCCCCTTCCATTTCAGGGCTTCGGGCGGTGCCGCCTCTGCCTTCTGCCTGCGGGTCTTTTTCCCCATCCTTCTGGTGATGCCCGCTTCCTTGAAGTACATCCTCCATGCCATCTTCCGCATCTTGGCGGTCACTCTCGGATGTGTGGTCATGCGTCCCCCATAGTTGTGGATTCCCGCATATTCCACGGCATTCCGTATCGTCACCTTGTAAGGCTCCGCCTTATACTCCGAACTTCGGGACAGGCGGTTACGCCGGCTTAGCAGGGGACCGTATTCTCCCGCCGCCCCCTTGGCGGAATCCTGTCTCCTTGTTCTCTTCCAGGGATGCAGCCCTCCGTCATAAAAACCTCCCTCGCGGAAATTCCTGTTTACAAGGTTCACCGCTTTTGCCCCGATCCTGCGGGGCAGCGTCCTGCTGAAGGCCTTCCGGATTTCCTTCTCCTTTCTGCGGAGTTCCCTGACGGCGTCATTCACATTCATTTTTTTCTCCTTTCCATAAAGTCCCTTACGGTTTTTTCAGCCGAAGGATACGCATGGGCGATATAGGGATGCGTGTCGCTGAACAGCTTTCCGTCCTCCTCCGGGTTGTTGTCCAGCCCTGGTGAGGGCCGATAGTCCGATAACGGCACATCATACCCAGGCGTCGGCTTGTCGTCCGTCTGCTCCAGCGAGCATTTGCAGTTCCACCGGTCTCCGGGACGGTGGCTTTTCCAAAACCTATGTCCTTTGGGCAAAGTCAGGTCAATCCCCCAGAACTGGGCATGTACGGGATCGGGTTCCGCGCTGGTGGTGGGAAGCCACCGCAGGTTCGGAAGGATGTCCGCATCCCTGTCGAACAGCTTCCAGTCAGCCGCCTGGCGGGCACGCAGTACCGCCGTATCGTACTCGGTTTCGAGCCAAGCCGTATTGTACGTGCCGATAATCGACTGCACGTCTTCCTGGAACCGGGAAAAAGGTTTCAGTCTTCCTTTTTCGTCCAGCAGTTGCGAGGCAATGTCGTTCTGCATCCGGTGGGTGCGGAAAGCGGAGAACACATCGAGGTTGTCGCGTATCTGCTCCAGGAACACTTCCTCCAGCCTGTCATTGTCGCTTTGACCGAATCCTTCCTCCGCCGCACGGCCGAAAGTTCTGACCGTAGCCAGGAACAGATCCTCGTCTATTTCCGTTTTTACATCAAACGTCCGGTAGAATATATCCCTCAGCACTTTCGCCATCAGCTCCCTTGTGAACTCAAACGAAACGGCCGCCCCCTGCATGCGGGAATCCCCATGGCCGTGACAAAGGCGGCAGCGCTCCCCGTAGAGGTCGTCCATTACCATTTTAAAGCCCCTTTCCGCGGGGCGGCGACGAAAAAAGACCTGATACGGTTTACAATACCGTCCTCCTTCCGCTTGTTCCTTTCAGGAGAGGGTTGTTCTTTCTCCTGTGCACCGTTGTCTGCCGGCTTTCCGTTTCCGAAGGCCGTCTCTTCCTTGAGCCGGTCATAGTTGTCCGGTTTAGGGATTCCCGTAGCCTCGTACACGTATTCATCCGATACGGGGGTTCCCATCTGGCGCATCCGGGATATGATGTTTATCTCCTGCTCGGCGGTGGTTTCCTTGGGCTTGACATAATAGAATTCCCCGCCCCGTGTGTCGTATCCGAAAGCGGTGAAGATATCGGTCATGTCATAGTTCAGGGTGTTCAGCACCAGGATCCGGTCCGCCTCGTTCAGCTTTTTCTCTCCCTTCTCCTGTACGGTCCCCAGCGCCTGCGTGCCACGTTCCGAGGCCTGCGTGGTGAGCGTGTTTCCCAGCACGATCTTGCTGATCTCGTCATTGCATGTGTCGTACAGGGTCCTGTACAGGTCGGAGCTGCCGCTTTTGTTGCCGCTTTCTATCAGTTTCATCTGCGCCTCCTCCGGATGGAGGAACACCGCCGCACCTCCCTGCTCGGCCATATCCTTCACGGCCTGGTCACGGGCCTGCTCGTCACCGGCGCTGTAGGTGTACTCGCGTATGGGCATTCCGAATATCTCGCAGAACTGTGCCCAGTCGGCCATGTCGTTGCGCTTGTATATGACATACGGGGCTATCCTTGCCAGTCTTCCCAGGGAGCGTTTCTCCCCGACAAAGAGCATCGTGTGGTAATTCTCCAGCGGTTCCCCCGTGGTGTCCTCCTGCCGGTGTTTTATCAGCCCCCGCACCGGGTCATAGTTCTTTCTGGGAACGAGCCTGTAGTCCATCCATCCGCTCCCGTCCTTATAGAACTGGAACAGGGAGAACCCCCAGAAATCCGAGTCTATCAGGTCTCCGATGAACCGGTAGAACCAGGGGGAGCGCAACAGGGTGTTGATCCCCTCGTCCGGAACGCCGTTCCTTCTGAACTCGATCTGCGAGCACTGCACGGCCGATTTCCTCTTCTCTATGACGCTTCCCGTATGCCCGTCCATAAGGATGTCCTCATAGAGGTCATACAGCCTCGTCCGCTGTGTGAAGTCCACATTGTTCGCCCCCCTGACGGCCTGCATATAGTCCGCCATATCCTTCATGAACAGCCTGGGTGCGGTGATGATGACTGTTCCCGGGGTGTTCCTGCCCGGCAGCGGCATGTTGCCGCTTATGGATATTTCTTTTTTTCTTGCCATTTCAATAGTGTGTTACACGTTTGGGATTGCTTCTTATCTGGGTGGGCAGGTTGTTCCTTGCCGTCTCCTCGTCCAGCAGGGGAGCGTCGGCTATGCTGATCTCCACCTTGCTGACCGCCTTGAGCCACTCCATCGCGCGGTCATAACGTTCCTTGCGTATGGGGGAGAACTTCTGGGGGTTGTGGATGCTGCATACATGATAGAGCGTGATGTCCTTGGCGAACATGAGTATGAGCGCGTTCCTTTCCTTGCCCTTTGCGGAGAATATCCTGTCACAGTCATAACGTGCGGACAGGTAGGAACGCATCTGCGCCACCGCCTGGTCCTCGCATATCTCCACTATGGACTCGTCCTCCCTGATGATGCTGTCCAGGATCTCCCTGTGGATGCTCGCATCGTAGTCATCCGGATTGATGAATTCAGACATGTCGTTTACCTCCTGTACTTGTTTAAACGGCGGATTGCCGCCCTTTCTATTATGACTGGCTTCTCCATGTTCCCCGCCTTCCTGTCTATGGCCCTGTTCCCTCCCTCCACGCAGTCCGGTCCGTCCGCGGGATACGGAAGGGTGAGTTCGAACATCCGGAACTGGTCAACCAGTTCCTTCATGTCCGAGGAGTCTTTCTCCTGTTCGTTGAATATGAGGTTGCCGTCACGGTCCATGGGCTCAAGGTTGGCCTCGATACGGGTTGCCTTGTCGGTCTTGCGTTCCTCGTCGGGGATGATGTTCAGCGGGATGCCGTGTTTCTTGCGCAGCCTGTTCAGATGCTTCTTTAAAACCTGTTTGAAGAAGGGATCCTGCAGCTTGTTGTTCTCCACATAGGCGTAAACGGAAGCCTTGCCTCCCACATGTTTGTACTGTTCGAAGAACGCCTCGATAAAGTCCTCGTTCTTACCCCGGAACACCCTTGCCTTGATCACATACAGCTTTCCCTTGAGCTTGCCCAGCAGGCAGACGGACTTGAAACTGGCCTGTTTCCTCCTGCTCTCCCCCGGGGCCGGGTCCCCGTAAATGACAAGGAACCTGAATTTGCTCAAAGGAGGGACCTTCCCGAATACAAGGTTCTTGAATATGCTCCCTTCGCTGACCGGATTGTTGAAAAATTCCTTCTGTGCCGACGAGGTGCTGATAAGCGACAGGAACAGGTCTATATCCTCTTCGGAGTTCTTTTCCGGCCATGAGGAGACGCCGTCCTTATCGCGGATATTGATAATGTCCGCGTATCCTATTCCTTTCTGTCCGAGTTCCGCAGCCTTTTCGATGGCACGCGTGATGCAGCAGTCCGCCGCAATGATGTTTCCGTTAAACAGCACCCTGTAACGTCCTGAGACGGACATGGTGGGAATCAACGCCTCTTCAAGCCATTTCCACTTGGCCTTGATACGTTCCGGATTCCGGCATTCCTCGTCGGTGTCTATATCATCGATAAGGATAAAGTCAGGACGGAAATTCTTGTTACGGGTACCGCGTGGCGACTGTCCGGCACCGATAGCCCGGAAGGAACAACCGCACTGGCATGTAAATTCCCCTGTTTCCCAGGAACCCGGCTTTTTCTGTGTGCCGTAATCCTGAATGATGCGCTGGTTTTCCTCCATATTGGCCATGAAGGGCAGCAGCAGGCGTCCGGCGTTGTCCTGCGAGTTCGAGATAAGCAGCACATTGCGTACCTGCCGGGTAAGCGCCAGCTTGATGATCTCCATCATGGCGCGTGCCGACTTGGCCAGCTCGCGCGACCATGCCCTGACCTCATACCAGCGGTCGTGCCCCATAAGACGCCGTGTCGCTTTTTTATGGAAACCGGCCGGCTCGCAGGTGTAATACTGTGCGAAATAGTAATGGAACCACGCTTCATTATCCGCTTCCAGCCGTTTCTTACGGTCCTCTATTTCAGCGGTGGAGTCGGACGGGTTAATGTCCGAACTCTCCCGGACGGATGCCACCAGGTTGTTCCATTCCGCCAGTTCGGCCCTGTCCCGGGGGGTAAGTCTGAGTTTTGCCATAGCTTTACAGTTTGGATTTTACATAGGCGTCCAGCAGCGGGACTATCTCCTTGCTGCGTGCCATGTCATAAGTGCGCAGCCACTTGACAAAGCTCTTGAAAACCGAAAGGATGTCAGCCAGCCCCACATCCGTTTCCATCTTTTTGATGGACCCGGTTATTTTGGCTATGGTGTCCGATTCGGCCGTGCTGGCGAATCTTTCCCCCTCGGGTCTCCCGTTGATGGCATTGTTCAGTTCGGCAAGCTGGAGATACAGGTTCTTGAGCTGTTCTTCCCGTGTCATGGTGATGGATACCTTGTACCGTTCCCAATTGCCTTCACCGGCCCACCGGGAGACAGTCTGACGTTTTACCCCCACACGCTCGGCAATCTCCGCGTGTGTCAGTTCTTCATTAAGGTAAATAGTCCTTGCAAAATCTTTTTTCTGCCTGCTAGTCAGTTCCGCCATTTTTTTCATATTTTTTATTTACGGCAAAATTCGTATTTAAATATATGATTTGCAATATATTGAATTTATGATACTGTCTTATGGCGTCATCATGAGGTTGTAAAGTTGCATCATGTCCCAATGGTGTTGACTGTAGTAAAAAAACTCTCCATATTTGCACCGTAATTTTAAGACGAACGATGAAAAAGCGATACTTTAACATGATACCCTCCCCTGATACCGCCTGCATCCTCCTGTACGGGGAGATCGGCGGTTTTGACGGGATCAACGACAAGGACATTGTTTCCGAACTGTATGAATACGCTTCCATGTACAGGAGCATAGACGTGCGTGTGAACTCCCCGGGAGGGAGCGTGTATGCAGGCATGGCCATATTCAACGCCATCAGGGCCAGCGATGCGGATATAACCATCTATATCGACGGCATTGCCGCAAGCATGGCCAGTGTCATCGCCCTGTGCGGAAAACCGGTATATATGAGCCAGTACGCCCGTCTGATGCTCCATAACCCTTACGGGGGGTGTTACGGCAACAAGGAGGAGATGAAAGCCGCCGCCGAGCAGCTGGAGGCGCTGGAGGATACGCTTGCGGACATGTACGCTTCCAAGACCGGGAAGACCCGTGAGGAGATAAAGGATGCCTATTTCGATGGGAAGGACCATTGGATTACCGCCAAGGAGGCCAGGGAGATGGGATTCATTGACGGTATCTATGATATCGGCGAGAAAGTGGATGCCGGGACGCCGCAGGAGGTTTATGCCGCATTCCAGGCCCGGCTGGGCAATCAAACATTAAATACAGGTAATATGATGTATGAAGAATTGAAGAAGAGACCATCCTTCGCCTCGTGTGCGACGGATGAGGACGTAGTGCGCACGCTCTCCTCCCTTGAAAGCAAGGCGGGACAGTATGACGCGCTGGTAAAGGAACGTGACACGCTCAAGGCGAGTCTGGACGGATATGTCGAGAAGGAGCGCGAGGCCAGAAAGGCCGAGATCAGGAATCTTCTCGAGGACGCCATGCAGGACGGGCGTATCGCCCCATCCGACCGTGACGCGTATCAGGCGGTGCTGGAGAAGGATTATGAGAACGGGAGAAGGATTGTCGACGGGCTTGCGAAGAAAAAAAGCGTGGATGATGTTCCGGACACCCCGCTACAGGACAAATCCGGATGGAATGACAACTGGAAAGAAATCCGGAAAAAGAACGGTTTTAACTAAAAAATGAAAAGATTATGGCTGTAACTATCAAGAATACGAATTATGACGGTGAGGTGCTCGACAGGATACTCACCAAGGCGGCCACGGGCAACGAACTGGTACAGAAGGGGCTGATCAACCTCGTGCCCAATGTGACGAAGAAATACTCCATTCCCCGGCTGAAAACGAACAAGATGCTGCGCAAACGCGTGGAACAGCCTGAGGACAAGGACTCCAAAGGGGATTTCATTTATTCGGAAAAGGTGCTTGAACCGAAAGACTTCATGGCCTTTACCACGTTCAATCCCCGCTCTTTTGAGCAGATATGGCGTCCGTTCCAGCCCAAAGGGGAACTGGTATTCCGGGAGCTTCCCCCCAATGTGCAGAACGTCCTTCTGAAAGCCTTGTCCGACCAGGTGGATTTTGAACTCGGATACCATTTCGTCAACGGCATCTATGTCGATGATGAGGAGGATGACGAGCACCTGTTCAACGGCATTCTGATGCGTGTCTATGAAGATCCTGAGGTAATCCGTGTGAACTCCCCGAAAGACGACACCATGATTGAACGTCTGATGCGCGTGCGCAAGGCAACTCCCCAGGTTCTCCGCAACAATCCCAATTTTGTGTATATCATGTCCGTTGACGATGCCGACCGGTATGACGACGAGCTTATCCTGCGCGAGGGAAAGGGCGTGAACTGGACTGATACCAGCGCCATGCGTTTCAAGGGAACTACGATCAAGACCGTATCCTCATGGCCGGACGGCTTGATCATCGGAACAGTGGCTACACCGACCGAACAGTCCAACTTCTGGGGAGCGGTCAACCTGCAGAACGACTTCAACGTGATCCAGATCGACAAGCTGACCAATGCCGGAGAACGTTACTTCTTCAAGATGCTCATGACCGCGGACACGAACACGGCGTTCGGTGAGGAGGTGGTCATGCTGGACGCGCGTGAGGGGAATGTCATCACAACGTCCAACACCACGATCACAATGAAATCGCAGGATGACGCCATCGAGCTGACTCCCGCGTCAGACCAGACCTATACCATTGAGGCGGCCGCGGTACATGCGGGAGCGCGCCTGTCCGTGTCCAACAAATCGGCTGAGCATAAAGCGACCGTGCAGGGTACGGAAGTCGCGCCAGGCAAGACTGTATCCCTCTATTATGACGGAAAGTCATGGTTTGAGGGGGATGTGAAGGAAATAACACTTTCAAGCGATCTTGCCGGACAGGAAAGCAAGGCTGCTGTCAGTGCGTCTGCAGAAAGTCTGGAGGTTTGATTATGGCGACACCAAGAGGACTACGAAACAATAACCCCGGAAACCTCCGCCTGTCAGGTGACAGGTGGAAGGGTCTCCGCCCGGTGCAGACGGACAAGGAGTTCTTCCAGTTCACCGACATGAGATACGGCTACCGTGCCATGCTCATCACCTTGAGGAACTACCGGAAGAAACACGGTTTGAGGACCCTCTCCCTTATGATCGGGCGTTACGCCCCGTCCACGGAGAACGACACCCGTGCCTACCTTTCAAGTGTATGCGGCGAGCTTCAGGTTCCCACTACCTATGAGCCGGACGTGGATGACAAGGGGACGATGTGCCGTCTGGCCGCCGCGATGAGCCGGGTGGAAAACGGCGTGCCCGCCGTCATGGCGGACATAGAGGCCGGCTGGGAGATAATCTGAAAAATGACATGCGTATGGACTGGGGCACTGTATTCGAACTTCTCCAGCAGTGGCTCGCCCCCACGGGGTGCATAGCCATGGCAATAGGCTGGTGGCGTGACCGCAGGCTCGTCAAGGTCCGTGCGGTCAAGGAGAACGAGGGCACATACAAGCAGTTGTATGACGACCTCTCCGAGACGACTTTACATTTAAGCGACCAAATACGAAAAGTCAATGAGAAAATTATCGTTCTGGAACAGGCGCTGCGTAAATGTTACCAGTGCAAGTATGCTGACCGCTGTCCTGCTGTTGTCTGGATGCGCAGCAAACAGGGAGAGCCGAACAGCCGTCCGCTCGGGCTCTCTTCAGAGGAGCGTAACCGGGGAAATAATCTTCGGCAAGGCCCCGACGACTCTGACGAGCCTGGCACTGAAACCCGGGCTCCTCCGGACGATAGGCGGCCTTCCGGCCGGCATGGGCGTGACGGAGCAGCATGAGGGGCTGGACCTGAGGGTGGAGTCGGACGGGGAAGGCGGCGTGAACGTCACGGCCGTCTCACATGCCCGGCCGGAGATCACCGTAAGGGAGACCTCGGATATGAGGTTGGAGTCAGAGGAGGCTACGGCCGGGGAAAAACAGCCGGTTCCCTCTTTTTGGGACCGGACAAGGACGAAGGTGTTGTGCTGTTTTGTCCTCCTGCTTCTCTTCTGGGGACTCCGGCGGTTTAAAGACAAATCAAGGAACAATTAAAACATGAATCATTATGCCAGAAAAGAATACCGGCGCCATCTATGGCGTGAAAGCTCTCAAGTATAACGGGAAGGCTCTCGGACTGATATCCGAGGACGGGCTGCAGCCCGGAGGCGACTCGCCTTCCAAGACCCGCATCTGGGCGGCGCAGAAACGCAACGCGCCGTTCGCGGTGCTCAAATCCACACCGGGAACCAAGACATGGACGTTCACGCTCATCGAGCTGTCCGCGGACAACATGATACAGGTGATGGGCGGGACGAAGGAAAGCACCGGGGTCTATGTGCCCCCGACGGAGGACAAGGACGTGCAGGGCGTGTTCGACATCGAGACCGTGACAGAACACACGATCCGTATCTATAACGGGGTGCTCACATGCAATTTCGCCAACGGGATCAACTTCAGCAATGTGCTGGGCATCGAGTGCGAGCTGGAGATGCAGGATGCCGGGGAGAAGCCTCCCTACAAGATCTTCGCCCCGGGTGACAGTGTACCGGAATATCCCGAGTCATGACGGAAGGGAAGGACACACGAAGTCGGGCGGCGGACATGCTGCTTGACATCGGCATCCGCATTCCGGTGATGCCGCTCAGACCCTTTAAAAAATGCCCCGGGAAATCCTTCCTTGTCATGCGCCGTCCGCCCGCCGGGGCGGTCATCCGCATAGCAAGGCGGTACCTGGAGCTCGGCGTCACCCCGGAGGATATCAGGGCGATGGACTATGAAGAAAGGATGCGGTTCGTGGCGGAGAAGGGAAAGGCGGTCAGCCGGATGGTCGCGCTGGCCGTATGCACCGGATGGCTCTCGGGGATGCTGTTCTCCGGCCCTGTGGCATGGTATCTCAGATGGAGGGTGCATCCGGCGATGCTCTCCGCCGCCCTCATCGAGCTGCTCAGGGGCATGGACATACAGCCTTTTTGCAATACTATTCCGTTGGCGTCCAGAACGGCGGAGCTGCTGGAGCCGATAGGAAGCCGGGAAAGGAAAACGGGTTAACGGGCCGGCAGGAAGGCCCCCATAGCGTTTTCGGAATCATCGCGCAGGCGATGGAACGGTTCGGCAGGCCGAAACGGCACATCCTGTGGAAGATCAGCTACGCCGAGCTGATGCTGATGAACACGGATGTCAGCCGGTATGTGACCAAGGAGGAGCTCCTGGAAAGGGAGCGCAAACGTAGGCCGGACAAATTCACCACTGAATATTTTCAAACAAAACTCGGAGGGTAAAAATGGAACCTGTAAGACTGGAGATACTGCTTGACGACAAGACACTGAAGGGGATGCGCTCGGTGGAGGGCAACCTTTCCGGGATAGGCCTGTACGCAAAACAGGTCATCGCACAGCTGGAGCAGGAACTGCTGGAACTGCAGAAACAGTACAGGAATGCCATGGCCGCAGGTACGAATACCGACGCCCAGATGGCGGACATCCAGGCACTGCAGGGAGTCATCAGGCAACTGAAAGCGGAACTGCAGGGGCTGGAAGAGCAGAAGAAAAAGACAGGATCCACCCCTCTCATGGGAGATGATCCCGCCCCGAAACTCAATAATGTGAGGATGAGCATGCAGCAGATCGCCCGGGAACTCCCCTCGCTGGCAATGGGTCCCCAGATGTTCTTCCTCGCCATTTCCAACAACATTCCCATGTTCACCGACGCCCTGTCGTCAGCCCGCCAGGAGTATGAGGCGCTGACCAAAGCCGGAAAGAAAGCCACCCCGGTGTGGAAGCAGGTGCTTTCTTCACTGTTCTCGTGGCAGACGGCGCTGGCCGCCCTGATTACCCTGTCCGTCGTATACGGGAAGGAGATCGGCGGATGGGTGAAGAGCCTGTTCGGTGTGAAGGATGCCGCCCTGTCCGTGGCGAAAGCCCAGGAAAAGGTGAATGAATCCTTCAGGAACAGCAGCAGTGATGTGGCGGAACAGGTCACTCTCGTCAGGTCCTTGTCCGAAAGATGGAAGGAACTGGGAGACAACATGTCCGATAAAAAACAGTTCATCACCGAAAACAAGAAGGAGTTCGGGAAACTCGGTGTTGAGGTGGGCAACGTGAATGACGCCGAGAACCTGCTGGTGGACAATACGGACGTGTTCATCGGGGCGATGATTCTCAGGGCCGAAGCTGCCGCAGCGTTCAAACTGGCCACGGAGCAGACGGAGAAGGCCTTGAAAAAACAGAACGAGATAGAGGAAAGGCGGAAGAAGGGTCCGACTTTCTGGGACAGGTTTAGGGCCAATTTCTTCTCTTCCGCGTCCGGATCAGCTACTTATACCCGACAGGCGGACGCTCCCACGGCCGAACAGCTCAGAGAAAATGATATCTCCGCCCTGGAAGAGGAACAGAAGGCAGCGGAGGATACGGCCAAATCCTATATGGACCTGTTCCTTGCGCGGACAAAGGAATGGAAAGAGAGGCTTAAATCGGCAGGCATAAAGGAAGATGACGGCAGGGAAACCAAGGATACGGGCAAATCGGCCCGGGATTATCAGGACGAGCTTGCCGACGCCCGTATCAGGGCACAGCAGAAACTTGAGGCGGCACGCATATCGGTCATGCGGGAAGGTGTAAGGAAACGCCAGGCCCTTGCAAGGCAGGAGCTTGACGAGTCGCTCGCGCAGATCGACAAGGAGGAGCGTGACACCCTCAAGAAAATGGACGAGGCCGAAAAGAAACGGGGTGTGAAGTCCACGTCCGAGGAAAGGCAGGCCGTGAAAGACAACGCCTCGCAGCAGCGTCTTGTCGCCTACCAGCAATATGCGAAGGAATTCTATACCGCCGACAAGGAATGGCAGGAGAAGGACCTGCAGTCCTGGATTGACTATAACAAGGAATACGGCACATACCAGCAGAAACGTCTGGCCATCATGCGGGAATATACCCTTAAATCCTCGAAAGAGAGTCTGAACGGGAATGACAAAAGGATGCTGTCCCGACAACGTGACGAGGCGCTGTCCGAACTTGATTTCAACGAACTGAAGGACACCATCAACTGGGATGTCGTCTTCGGCAATCTGGACAAGGTGGCGAAAAAGGAGCTGCAGAAGGTGAAGCGGCAGATAGTCAGCTTCCGCAACAGCCCGGAATTCAAAAAAAGCGCCACTCCGGAACAGATGCAGGTCATCGAGGAAGCCATCGGGAAGATCGACAGCGAGGTCATCGAGAAAGGAGGTCTGTTCGGCAATCTGACCGAATCCATACGGGAATACTCCGAAGCGGTTGATGAACTGACAGCCGCGCAACGGGATTATGACGAGGCCGTGCGGCAATACGGGGCGGACAGCGCGGAAGCGGAGGCCGCTCGAAAGAAAAGGAACAAGGCGGAAGCCGGGGAGCGCAATGCCGGGAACAACCTGGAAGCCTCGAAGGATAAGGCGGTGAGAAACATCACCGCCGTGGCCGATGCGATGAACACGCTGGGCGAGGCGGACATGAGCCTGTCATCCTTCGGAAGCGCGGTCGGGTCTCTGGTGGACACGCTGTCCGCATCCGGAAGCAAGATCGGCGGCATCATCGCGGCCATACTGGCTATCCTTGACCAGATCGGGCAGAAAGGGCTGGAGGGTTTTGTCGGCAACATTCTCGAATCCGTCATGCACGCCGCAGGAGGATTGTGGGACAGCATCGGACGTCTGTTCGGTGTCAAGGGGCTTGGAGGCATCTTCAAGGGAGCCGACTATTCCGGCTATAACGAGATGGTGGACCAGTACAACCGTCTGAACGAGATATGGGATGAACTGATCGACAAGAAAAAGGAATATATAGAGACCAGCTACGGCGCCGAGGCGCAGAAGGTCGGAGAGGAAGCTCTGGCCCTACAGCGGACCGCCATAGACTCTTACCGGATACTGGGCAAGGAACGTCTGAATTCGGGAGCCAGCACGGGATCGCACTCTATCGGGGTGCGGCAGCGCAAATGGATGTCCTCTCAGGACTGGGCGGCAGCCGGCGCGGCCCTGGGAGAAGACTTCTACAGGTACGGGATCGGGGAAGGACGTATGACCGGGCTGTTCGATCTCTCCGTGGAGCAGCTGGAGAAACTGAAGTCGGAAGCTCCCACATTCTGGGCCAAGCTGGATGATGATGTCAGAAATTACCTGGACAAGATCATTGAAGGTTCGGAAAAACTGGGTGACATACAGGCCCAGATAAAGGAACAGCTCACGCAGATGTCTTTTGACAGCATGCGTGACGCCTTCTATGACACACTGCTTGATATGGAAAGCGGGGCGGAGGATTTCTCGGAGGACTTTAGCGAGTACCTGCAGAAGGCTATCCTCAAGACAAGCCTGTCGAAAGTCTACGACAAGAGGCTTCAGGAATGGTATGACAAGTTTGCCAACTACAACAAGGAAGGAGGTATAGATACCGGGGAATACAAGGACCTCCAGCAGGAATGGAACGATATCGTAAAGGACGCCCTGGAGGAGCGTGACTCGCTGAAGGATATCTTCGGATGGACATCATCGTCCTCCTCTTCCCAGTCCGGCCGGGCCGGAACCGTCACCTCCATGACCGAGGAGACGGCCGGAAGGCTGGAGGGAATCGGCAACGCGACCCTTGACCATGTCATCAGCATTGACAACAACCTTACGAGGCATCTCGAAGGGATGGCGACATCCCTGGGCAAAATTGCGGGGAATTCGGAGTACCTCAGACACCTCGAAACGATAAACGAGAACATCGCGGAGCTCCGGCGCGGTGTGAAACTGAAAACATAGGACTATGGAAGTGGAGGAAGGACTGCTGAAAATAAACGGGACGGACATGGCGTCCCTGGGATGTTTCCTGTACGAGGAGAACGCGGGGGACCATACCAATTACGACTCGCTGATGAAGCCGCCGAAGATGAAGGAGCATACCTCCGTCAGTTACCGGGAACTTGACGGCGAGGAACTGCCCGAAACCCTGCTTCCCCGTTACGAGGCGAGGGACATCACGCTGAAGATGGCGGTGGTTGCGGATACACGGACCGGGTGGTTCAAGAACTACAACGCCGTGCTTGCCTTGCTGAAGTCGGGATGGCTGACGCTGGAGGTTCCGGAGATAGGCCGGGTGATGAAGGTCTACCTGAAGGAATATACCCGGTACAGCCAGTTCACGACAATCAGGAATACCGGCCAGCAGGTAGCCGGATTCACGGTCACGCTGCGCGAGCCGAAACCTTTTTCAAACAGTGATTAAAAACGATTTAAAAACATCATAAATGGAACTTGAAATCTACGACAGGCAGGGAGCCCTGAAAAGGAAGGTCAGTCCCGATTCATCGTCCCGGTGGACCGAGGAAGTGGGGGCGGAATTCGTGGTGACGGTGAACTTCACCACCTGGGAGTTCTTCGTCCTGTCGGTCGGCGACTATGTGGAGATATCAGGAAAGCGGTTCTCCATAAAGAAGGAGTACCGCCCGAAAAAGACCGACACACAGAAATACACCTACAATATCAGCTTCTACGGCCGCGAGCACGACATGCAGGACCTGTTGTTCTGCCGTCTGAACCAGGGGGAGGATGACCTGGAGTCCGTCTTTGCCTATGACGGCACGCCGATGGAAATGCTGGAAAAGCTGGTTGCGAACATGAACCGTAACACCGACGGTGTGACGTGGCGTGCAGGACAGGCCGTCACCGGCGACCGGAAGACCATCAACTTCAACGGCCTGTTCTGCTGGGATGCGGCAGGCGAGATAGCCGGTGCCTGGGAAACCGAGTGGTGGCTGGACGGGGAATACCTGAACATAGGGAAATGCGAACACGGCGAACGGGTTACGCTCGGCTATATGAAGGGATTGAAGACGGGGCTGACCCAGAATGAGAATTCCAATTCGATCAAATGGTTCACACGGCTGATCCCCGTAGGTTCAACCAAAAATATTGACCCGTCAAAATACGGCTACACCCATCTGCAACTGCCGTCACGGGACAAGTATATCGACCTGAACACTCAATTGGGACTGAAGGAGCATCGCGAGGAAGCGGCCTTTCAGGATATATTCCCGCACCGCCTGGGTACGGTATCCTCGGTAAGGTCCGAGGAGCAGACAAATAAGGACGGGAAGAAATACACCGTCTATTATGTCAAGGACAAGGATCTGCCCTTCAATCCGGATGAATACATGATCGGCAGCGAGGTGATACACATCACCTTCGAAAGCGGCGACCTCTCCGGAAGGGAGTTCGAGTGCAACTGGCATAACGACACACAGGAGTTCGAGATCATCAACACCTACCCGGACGAGAACACCCAGATACCGGGAGGCAACATCATACCGAACGTCGGTGACACGTATATCCTGACGAACATCCGCATGCCGGATGAGTATTACCCGATAGCGGAAGAACAGTACAAGCAGGCGGTTGACAGCTTCCTGACAGAATACAGCAAGGACATATCCATCTATTCCGGCGACACGGATTACATCCATGTGGATAAAAACAGTGTGCCGTTATCGCTCGGACAAAGGGTGAGACTGGAGGACGCGCAGTATTTCGAGGCCGGGTATCTTGACACCCGCATCACAAGGATAGAGAGGAAGCTGGGCAATCTTTCCGAGGCTTCCATTGACTGCTCGTCGGCGGTCAGCACCTCATGGAAGTCATCCGTGGATTCGACGCTGAACAATCTGGAATACACGCTGGCGCAGGAGATGGCGCAGGCCAATGTCCGCCTGCTGAAGACCGGCGATATGGAGAGTCCGAGCGACTATACGGCTTTCTCCTCCCTGAGGGCTATAGGAACCTTCCTGAGAAAGAACATAGCGGATATCGCCAGCGAGATCATCACCTTTCTCAAAGGTCTGAAAGTGGGAAAATTCGTTACAGGTCTTATCGGGGGCAGTGGTGCGGCCATCTGGTTTGACAAGAACGGCAAGACAATAGTCGAAGCCGACAAGGCGATGTTCCGTGAAGAGCTGATAGTACCGCAGATCACGTTCAACTGCATCGATGTGATATCCGGCGACAAGGCGAACTCGTTCGCATACGGAAGAATAAAGACCGTTGACACGGAAAACCGAATAGCCACGCTGGAACTGCTTGAGGGGCAGTGGGGAACGTTGAAGGTAAGTGATATCTGCCGTGGTATACTTCACAACATAGCCGGCAGCAACCATACGAAGGATGAATACGGTCCTAATGGATTCATGGAGTATTCCGGATACGCCACCTCATACTTTACCCCCACTAGAATCATCGAGAATGAGGCAGGAAACATGAAGTTTGAATACGCTCTTCAGGCAGGAACAAGCGTGCATCCTCTTCCGGGTATGAACTTCTTCGCATACGGCAACTTCACCGACAAGGACAGACAGGACATTACCTATGAGAACAGATCTTACTTGCGCAGATTGGTCAACGTGAACACATGGGTAATAGATCCGGATGTGAACATCGCTTATCAGAACGGAAACCTGAGTGGTCTTACAGTCAACGGGCAGGTGATGGACGGTTATTCTTCATTTCAAGACAAAGTATACATAAGGGGAACGATAGAACGACTCAAACCCAACGGTGAGGTGGCTATGGACTTAAGCTACGAGGGTGTATGGCAATCAGGCAGGCATTATGATTACTACGATAGTGTGACGTATAACGGCAGCACATGGGCGTGTCTGAACAAGAACGGTTCGTCCTCTGAACCGGGTACGGATGCTGACTGGCAGGAGATAGCATCCAAGGGTGATACGGGGGCACCGGGAAAGGACGGTGTGAGCGTGACCAATAGCGGTCCGTGGTATTCCGGCTTGGTTGTTCCCAAAATGAGTATCGTTACAATGGGAGGAAGTTCGTTTCTTTCTAAAGTATCCACTACCAATCCTCCCTTATGGTGTTGGACAGACAATGCCGGTAATCGGTTTACTTACAATGATGGCGGATATGTGCTGACGGGTGAGATAAATACCGATGAATATGAACTTTTGGTTCAAAGCGGAAAGGACGGAAGCGATGGTACCAGTTATGAGAGGGTATTCATCCATACTACAACAGAGAGTAAACCTGCCACTCCTTCCACGTCACAGACGGACGATTATGTGCCTTCCGGCTGGCATGATGATCCTGTAGGTGTTTCCAGCTCTCTGCCTTATGAGTGGATCAGTGAGAGGGAGAAGAAAAACGGTATATGGAGTAAATTCAGTGCTCCTGCCCTTTGGGCGAAGTACGGATTTGATGGTGCTGACGGTGCTGAGGGCGTAGCCGGAACGAGCATCATTTGGAAAGGTGATTTTTCCTCCGCTCCTTCCAATCCTCAGAACGGGTGGGCATACAAGAATACCACTGATAAGAAATCATATGTATATCAGGATGGACAGTGGTATCAGATGACTATTGACGGAATTGATGGGAAGAACGGGAAAGACGGATTGAGTATTGTATGGAAAGGAGATCTCCAAACACCTCCTTCCAATCCTCAGACCAACTGGGCATACCGGGATACCAATAATGGTCGTGTATATATATGGAACGGAACAGCATGGGCATTGATGGTTGTGGACGGATCGGACGGTGCTGATGGTGCAGCCGGTTCTGACGGATTGAGCGTGTTTATAACTTATAATGACAGCACTTCCCAACCTTCTGTACCTACCGGGAACGGTACTACTGGAGGATGGCATACAAATGCGACAAGTGCCGCCATATGGATGTCGCAGAAGGTTGCTGCGTCCGCATCTGACGGAGCATGGGGTACACCGATAAAAATCAAAGGTGACAAGGGTGACGGTTACACCCAGATGGGGCAGTTTAGGACTGGTATGGTTGTTCCTAAGATGGGTGTCGTTTCGATGGGTGGCGGCTCTTATGTAGCCAAGGTATCCACTACCAATCCTCCCTTATGGTGTTGGACAGACAATGCCGGTAACCGGTTCACTTTCAATGATGGTAGCTATGTGCTGACGGGTGAGGTGAACACTGCCGAATACGATGTATGGGCAGAGAAAGGTGATACCGGATCAAAAGGTGATAAAGGTGACAAGGGTGATGACGGTGAAAAGGGCGACAAAGGAGATCAGGGCGTACAAGGAATACAGGGCTGTATCTTCCGTGAGTCGGAATGGTCCGCCTCAAGTGTGCAGTACCGTAATGACGAAGCCCTGACAAGCGGTACGAGGTATATTGATTTCGCATTGATAAGGAATGACGCAGCCATTGACGGATGGGATGTGTACAAATGTTTGAAGACGCATGTGTCCTCCGCCTCGAACAAACCGGGCAACACCACATACTGGGAAAAGCTGAGCGGGGTGGGACCTATCTATACCAGCCTGATAATAGCTAAGAATGCCAGCATCAGCCTGTTCCAAGGAAATCAGGTTTTGATAAAGAAGAGCGACAACACTGTTTCCGCAGGCATGTCCGGCTCTACATCCGGTCAGAAGATACGTATATGGGCAGGTTCCGCGACTCCTGACTCCGCACCGTTCCGAGTGAATGAACAGGGTGGGTTTGTGGCAACGAAAGCGAATGTGGCAGGTACGGTCACTGCCACTCTTCTCTACTCACCGGGAAGCGATATGGATAGTCTGGCTGATTCGGAAGGCAATATGACCGTGAATCCGTCTACTCAGGGATCTACGTTCTTCTCTGCTGACGGTTTGGGCGGAACCATAACTCTTCCTCCTGCATCATCATGGAACGGATTGAAACTGGAGTTTGTGGTTGATATGACATCAAGGGTGGCCAAGAACCCGGATAAATACAAGGCTACGAACTATTTCTGCGGACTGATGGGAGCTTACAATAACAAAACAGAAATTCAGATGGCAAGGCCTTATGTTTTGGAGATGAAGGCCTTTAACAACCATTGGTATATAACACGTATGGATTTAATTGAGTAAACGATATGATATTACAAGCAGGTTATGATTGCTATCTGACACAGGCCGAAGATATGCCTCTGTCGGAACGAAGATTTGAGAATCAGGTATTGATAAACAGCCCTGAGGATGTGGCTATGTGGAAAGAAATCACATCAAAGCAGAAGGAGCAGATGATTGCCGAAGCGTCCTTCATCGATACGGAAGCGATAGATGTTGAAGCACTTGATCGTGTGGATACACTATTAAACGATATTGCGGCAAACATTAACAATGCCGGGCTTACTGTAGAGGAAGCATTGGCGAAGAAAGAGTACTTTCCCGTATGGGAGGATCTGATAGGTACAGAGGTTGATGTGCAGTTCCGCTTCCGCTATGGCGGCACGCTCTATGAGGTTATACAGAAACATACACCGCAGGAGGACTGGAAGCCGGGAACGGGTACGGAATCCTTGTACAAGGTTGTGCAGATAGAGCACTCCGGCACACTGGATGATCCTATACCTTGGGTACATAACATGGTGCTGGAAGAAGGCAAGTATTACACCGATAAGGAGGTTCTTTATCTCTGTATCCGTGACAGCGGAATAGGTATGGCATTCGACTTGGAAAATCTTGTTTCGGGTGGATATGTTCAAGTGGTAGAAAATCAAGTAGTAATAAATAATTAAAAAAATACGATTATGGCAGACAAAAAATTAAATGAAGTTCCGGTGGTAAGTGACATCGTTACTATTTTCGGAAAGCGATCAAATGGTGAAATTGTTCAAATAGATAAAAGCAACTTAGCAACACTTCTGGGAGGACTTCTGCCGATTGCGTCAGAAAATAATAACGGCTTAATGAG